CCTTTACCCAGAAACAGGCGTTCGTACGTTTCATCAGATTGTATCTGACATTTAGCCATAATCCATCTTGCATCATCCTTCATAATGGCATCATATTTCATCAAGAGCCAATCAATCACATCCCGGCAAAATCGTCGGAATGGGAGATCAACCCAACCTATACTAAGTAAGACAGCAGTCCTTTCCAAAGTAACTGCTGGTGTTAAATGATCCTGAGGTGCATAAAGCAAAGAGGTCATAAGCTTGGTTCGATCATAAATCGGAACCGCACGTCCCTTCAAAAAGACAGTGTGTGCTGAAAGAAAATCCAATTCAACTGGTTTTCTAGGTTCTAAACTATCAGTAGTGGTAGTAACTCCAATCTGACGCCACTCCTCAATTACAGAGCGAGCATTAAAGAACTCAATAGCAACATCTGATACTGTCCAGGTATTATCATCCCCAACCAAAGCCTTGGCTGTATGCATTTCAAAACATGCAAGAGATTGTAAATCCTTAGGTACCGTACGTAACCAAGCATAAGCTAAAAGCGTATACAAAATAAGAGTGTTGTCTGTGATAGTATTAACTGATCCAGAGGGGTTTCCTGTCTTTTTCATGACTAGGACTCCATCTGGAGTAATCACAACTGTATTTATGAGATTTCGGTAATACACCTTAATTCTCTGTAAATTTTCAGGAGTTTGATCCTCCTTACGCAACAAATGCCATCGTGTCAAAGCACAACGCCACATCATATAGGTTCTCAAAGATGAATCATATTGACTTTCATCCAAGGCAAAGCCTTTATTAAAAACTTTAAGCTTTTGATAGAGATCATCCCAATTTCCTTTATAGGGACTCATACCAACAGCAGATGCGGACTTCAAATGTGAAGCATACATTTTCTCATTCTGATCAACGAATAAACGGGTCCCATGCATCACTGCATCAACACCGCCCGATAAAAAGGTTCGGATTGAGTTCTCCTTCATCTTTTCATCAGTTCTAAGTTCTTCTTTCAAAGAGTTAGTAAACAAGCAGGTCCATTCTGGATCTTGAGCCATTCGCTCCCAATCTTGTTTTAACCATTCATCTATATCCGGATCCTCTCTAAAGAGTTCTTCCTTTTTATTATAGTGAACGTTGAAGGGTGCTCCACAGGATGTTTTCATATCCAAGTGAGTCTTAGCCTCTTCATAACCTAACACTCTTGAGTCTTTCATATATAAACCAAAATGGCGTTCAGTCATTTCCCATGCTGAATTCATGTCCTTAACCATGTCCTGTGACATTGGAAGTATATCTTTACCATATTTCGCTAATGATTTATAAGAAGCCTTAGCATTCGGGGCGGGCAAACCCCATTCCGGCGGAATCACTATTCCTGCCTCATCCACAAAACATTTTAGTTGTGGGTCCATAATCCGTTTATTCTTATACCTCGGATTACGTTTTATTTGTCCCATGATAGCAAAGTACCGCTCATCAAGGGTTGCCTCATGTTCCTCACACACATGCGCTACTTCCGAAAAAGTTGGCGCCC